CTAAGATTTGTTTGAGGGGGTCTCTCAACACACAAAGCCTGTGGCGTGTGCCGGTCATTAACCGATGCGGCCTCGTCGCGCCAGGAGTAAACAAATCGAAAGACTCGAGGCTGCGGTCATGGGCCACCCAAACGCTATCACAGCACGTGCGGCAAAGCCGTGTGCTGTGTACGTTGCGAACGATGGGCTGGGAAGCTGTCGCCAGGACGCCGGTCAGGATAGGACAAGAGGTCTTCTGAGAGCATCTTTAACCATGTAGGTTCCTCCCTCACCCTATCTGACCACATCGACTGGTTACGTGCCGAGGAGCGCGTCCGGATTGCGGTGCGATCAGGTGCAGCTCTATACTCGGCATTAGACATGTCCTGCCCGTACCGATTTGGCGCATTACTGCGTCCCAGCCCTGCTTCCTAGCCTATCAACTGGTCGTGCCTCGTCATCCGGTCCGTGTCTCGGGGGCGTGTTGTTTCGCCGTCCTTTGCCACGGTGCCCTCGTCGTCGAGAGCCCGTCTGAGATCCACCGCCATCCGACCGAGAGGATGAGTTAACACGCACATGAACGTCAGTCTGAAGAACCCCAGTAGTGGGGAGTCCATCTGCGTGTGCCGGTCGAATGCGGGAGTCACCGCCCATGTCAAGTAGCCCAGGTTGTCGGAGCATGGTACTGGGGTTGCCGTCTTCGGTTGTCGTCGCATCGTATGCGCGGTCTGCAGCGTGCCGATCGTCACGCTTGGATCTGCCAGAGCCGCCACCGCGTCCGCCCAAGGCTTGACTGGTTCCGTCACGGTCCACTGCATCGCGATTGTGCCTTCGACCTGCTTGGTCATCGGCACCCACTCGACGCGGACTGCTCCGGTTACCTGCCACATCTCGTAATGAGATGCTGCCTCCATCAGTCTGGTCTGTGCGCCCATTGTCCCTTGCTGGGGCCTTGCCCCTAGAACGAATGTTCCCCGCGCCTTTTCCACGACCGTTATGATTCTCTCTTCCACTCGTAGGGTTTCCCCGTTCTTCGCCATGCGGTCGAGAGAGGCTCGCGCTTGATTGATGGTGTGGTCTTTTGCCACTCGTTTCTGGTCTTTGCTTCCGGTTGGGGGCTTCCGTGCGCCGCGTTTGCCGCGCTGGTTTGCCATTGTTAGTTTGTTGGCGTGCCTGACCGACTACTTCAAGCAACTCTCCACAAACCAACAAATCCCTAGTTGCCTTAGACGTATCTGCTGACACCACTATAGGTGTCCCGGGGAATGAGTCCAACGAAGTGGCCAACGCGAGCTGCGAGATATAAACATCGACTTTGCCTCGGTTTATGTCGAGGCAATCGCAGAACGTGTCCATGAGAAGCACTCTGTCTTTCTCATGCTGGGGCCAGGGACCTCCCTGTGCACGATAGTGCTCATCCGCTGTCATTTTCCGGACCTCTTTCTCCAGCGCCCTTGAGCCGGGGGCATGGCTCTTAGTGACTCGCAACACTGCATTGCACCAATCACTCACCACAGGGGTGAGCTTGTCCGTAACCAAATACGCATTAGCGCGGTTTCGGGCAGCCTCTTCAACTGATACAGTCTCGGGGGCGATGGTGAGATGCAAGTGTGATAGGGTGCGCATAGGGTCAGCTATGCTGGAGGTTGTCGTGGTTAGATCCGGCCAGATCCGACCTAGGTATCCAATGGCAGTCGCAGATGCGCGCACGAAGATTTTCACCTCCATTCCGATGGATAAACACACGCGCTGAATAGAGCGTGCCAGGTTGGGCCTGGTTGCCGCGAGGACCCCATCGTCCCCGTGGCAAATTCCTGATTCGCAGAGAGCACGCCAGGCGGAAGCGTGATCCATGTCAGTGCCGCGCAATGCGCTGTAAAGAATAAAGCCGTTAATGAGTGTGTTGTGGTCTGAGGTGACCGCACTGCCGCTAAGCCGGGATGTACCACTATTGTAGTGCACCCCGTTCCGCGTCCTTGCGGTGGCGTTCTGCTCCTCTCTCAGCAACAACCCTAATTCGTCCCTGTGCTTGTCCGCACACCAGCGCATCATCACTGCGTCCGCAACGAGCGTCTTCATGTCATGTGACACACGGCCATCAAACTTGCCGTAGTCTGACTCAATCAACTCGTGTCCAAGGGCAGCGATGTCCCCAAGGCGTTCTGCGGTCGCAGGTGGAGTGTCACCAATGTTGAACCAGGGCAGCGAATCCTTCCGATCTGCCTTAAAAGATCTGGCGTAACCACCCAGTCTTAGGTTGTGGTCACTACTCAGTGTCGATATGTTCCGCGGGGGCTTGGTGTCTGGGTATGCTTCCTTCTTTTGCATGGCCAGCACAGTCGCCCCACGATCCTCATGAGTTCCAGCCAGTGGCACTTCGAAGCGGTTGCGGGTCTTCTGCAGCGGTTTCGTCTGCTGCGCAGCAACTTCTTCGACTGTGACTGGAAAGCCAGTTCCCGCGAGGGTTGGTGGGACGCAAGCTGCCACAAAGTCCAGGGCCCATCTTCTGATGTGCCGTGGAAAAGGCTTCGTGTTGCGCACCTTGCTCAACCTCTCCTCAATGGTCCACTCATCATTTGAGCGACATTCGGATGGAAACATGGCCTCATGCGACAGGGGTTGATGTGTGAGGCGGCGCGCGTACTCCTTGCCCGTCTCATGCGGATCACTTGAACTTACAGCTTGGTAGTGAACCGCTGGGCCTGGAGCAGGCAGCCTGAAGCTGACCGACGAGGTTACCTGAACAATGTCCATGTCACTCAAGTCTTGTGACAGAACTGCAGATATCAGCGATGGCGACAGGCACTTGCCCATGCACTGGTCTTCTCCACTCACGCTATCAATGTTTGTGATAGCAGCATCAACCACCCTCTTTACAGTTGAAATGGAAAGGGTCTTCGACTCATTAAACGCACAAGCAGCATTGTACAAGGCAAGCTCCGGGATGGAGACCTGCCACGCTTGGCCCGCAGGGGCTACTGACACAATGTTCCCGCCAGCAGCTGACCCGTTCCCGTCCGAGATGCGCATAACGTTTACAGCGCCACCAGGACCAACCCTCGACACCCGCAATCGGTCCATCTTTGCCGATCGATCACAGGCGTTCCACCACGGGGAAGGGATTGATGTCTCTGGTGTGTATAGGACAATCCGTCGGTTGGGGTCAGATTCCAGACAAACGCTCTCGACAGAGAAGTTTATCAAGACTCCCCAGTCTGATACCACGGACACGTGGTCCTTGCTATGGTTCCAGATTTTGTGGGTGTACTCAGCACCCCCATTCACACGCATGGTAACCTCGTCATCCTTGAATGAGTACGACGAGTCTGCAGTCCTTCCGCCGCAGTCTTTAGGGAAGAAAGTGTAGACCAGCATCGGGATGCCATAAGATAAGTACATCGGCAAGTCCAGATAGTAGTCAACGTCGATCATTATGAAGAAATGGTCATGCCTGACCACAGTATCCTTCACTCCCAAGCGCAGGTCGTCGCTACGGTGTGCCATCCTGAAAGCATCCTGTTCGATGTCGCGTGCTGACGGGGACACCTGGTAAGGTGTATACCCGCAACTCGTGGCGATCTCTGGGAGCCCGGCGGCGACGGTGTTTCGTAGCGCGGCAGCAGTACCATGCGAGTGCCCAGGGGCTACTTGCACGTAAGCTAGATCCCGAATTTTCTTCATCGCATCGCCTCGCAAACGGCGGCTATAGCAATCCATGTGCTTAGCCATCAGCTTGGAGCGCAGCACAACCCCATTGTCCGGGTCCGGAACATCTCCACAGCAGAGCATCGGCATCAACAAGGTGTGTATTCTGTTGACCGCTATGTCCACTTTGTAGTTGAACCAGTTCCCGAAGCGTTCGTGCCAACCTGGGGTGGGTGATAATGTGGGCAACCCCTCTGTGGCACGTGTTGTGTTGCGAGCCTTAACGAACTGCAATCGACGAGGCACATCGTCCGCCGGCCTGACGGATTTGATAATGTCCGGTGCGTCGTTTCCGGCTACTGAGTACTTTCGGTATTCTTCACTTTGGGCGCTCGTACAGGAGTTGCACGCGGTGTCACCCTGTGCAGCCAAAACTCCTGTCGGCAGATGCTCTCCAGTCGCATCCCCGTCCAGCACGGGGCTTGCGCTGACCCCCGGTGGGGGGAGCTGGTCGATTGCGTCGCGCTGCGTGGTAGCATAGGCCTCTGCATCTTCGCGCCCGGACGTGGGGCAAGCAATCAACGATGGGAAAACTATTGGGGGCAGTCTTTCAGACTGCAGTTCAGTCGGCTCCCCGTCCGGCGGAGCCTCCTGTGCTGGTGGTGCGTTTTCC